TAAAATTAAATACTAATCATGTCTGTAGCTGCAACCACTGAACTGGAAAGCATCAACATTATGTTGGCTGCCATAGGAGAAGCTCCTATCAACAGTCTTACAGGTACACTTCCTGTTGATGCTCGTCTGGCACAATCAACTCTTACTGAAGTAAACAAAGAAGTTCAATCAGAAGGTTGGTCTTTTAATACGGAAATAGATGTCACTCTTACTAGAGATGGATCTAATCATGTAGCCCTTTCTACCGATGTTTTAAGGGTTGACCCTAATATTCATCAGCACACCACGATTGATGCGATACAGCGTGGTCTGAAGCTATATGACAGATTAAATAATAAGTATGAGTTTGATGAAGATCTTATCTGTACTGTGGTCTATTTCAGAACCTTTGATGAGATACCAGAACCTGCCAGAAGATATATAACAATCAAAGCTGCTCGCATCTTTGTTGATAGGTTAGTAAGTGATGATGGCTTAAGAACTTACACACAACAAGACGAGACAAGAGCTAGAGCTATACTGATGGAAACAGACTTGGCTAATGGAGATCATAACGTCCTTAGAGGAGATCCTTCATTAACAAGTGTCTTTGATACCTACTCACCTTCCAGAGCTTTAATTAGATAACAATGGGTTTAATTTCCAAGTCTATACCTACTTTGTTAAGAGGTATATCACAAGCTTCAGATGCTACAAAACAGGCTGATCATGCTGATATACAAGACAATGCTGATAGCAACCCTGTCCTTGGTCTTACAAAGAGGTCTGGTCTTGAATATGTAGCTAATATTTCTAATACAACACTAGGTAATGTTCATGTACAAACTATCAATAGAGATGTAGATCAGAGATTTATTTCTGTATTTAGTAATGGCAATGTAAGAGTTTTTGAATTAGATGGAACGGAAAGAACAGTTCAAAAACCTGATGGAACAACATATCTAAATACAACAACCCCTAGAAGTGATATAAAAACTGTTACGGTTGCAGACTTCACCTTTGTTGTTAATAAGACTGTTACCACTGCAATGAATAGCAGTGACTTATCACCTGGTAATATCACACAAGCAGTAATCTTTGTAAGTCAGGTATCCGATAAGACCACATATTCAGTAACAGTTGATGGAGTAACAGTTTCTGATGATACGAGTAGTGACTCTACACTTAGTACTACACAGGTAGCTACAGATTTAAGAACAGGTCTTGCTGCTGGTTTAACAGGTTTTACTTTTCAACAGAATGGTCCTGTTGTGCATGTAAAGAAAACAGATGGATCTAACTTTTCTATTGATGGTAATGACACACAAGGTAATCAGGATCTTGTAGTAGTAAAAGATAGTATTCAGAGATTTTCTGATCTTCCAACAGTCTCTCCTCATGGTTATGTAGTAGAGGTAAAAGGAGATGACACAACAGACTTTGATAATTATTACGTTAGATTTGTTGCTAATAACAGCACAGTAGATGGCACGTTAGAAGAAGGGCAGTGGGAAGAATGTGCTGAAAGTGGTATTGAATTTAAGTTTGATTACGACACAATGCCACATATTCTTATAAGACAAAGTGATGGTGATTTTAGATTTGCAAGAGTAGATGGTGATACTTATACCGATCTAAATACTGCTGGAACTTATAGCCAATCAGGTACGACAGTAACTGTAACCTCTGCTAATCATGGATTATCCAGTAGTGATTCAGTACAGTTTGACTTCACCTCTGGTAATGGTGTTGATGGTACTTTTACTATTACAGTTACAGATGCAAATACGTTTACGTTTACAGCAGCAGGTTCTTTAACTACAAGTGGTAATGTAGCTTTTGGGAAAGTTAATAACTCTACCTTGCCTAAGTGGGGAGAAAGAACTGTAGGTGATCTTGTATCAAATCCAAACCCTTCTTTTATTGGTAAGAAGATCAATAATATATTTTTCTATAGAAGCAGATTAGGAGTATTAGCTGACGATAACGTAATACTTACAACGGTATCTGAGTTCTTTCAGTTCTTTAGAGAGACAGTTTTAACTGTTGTTGATAGTGATCCTATAGACGTGGCAGCTTCACATACAAAAGTATCTATCTTGAAACATGCTGTACCGATGGCAGAACAGTTGATACTATTTTCTGATCAGACACAGTTTGTTCTTACCTCCTCATCTGTTCTTACTCTCACCCCTAAGACAGCAACAGTTGTTGTTGCAACAGAGTTTGAAAGTAGTGATGCTGCTTCTCCTGTAAGTTCTGGTAATAGTATTTATTATTTAACAGACAAAGGTGAGTTTGCTGGTGTAAGAGAGTATGTAACACAGGAAGATTTAACAATAAGAGATGCTGCTAATATTACTGTTCATGTTCCTAGATTAATACCAGTAAATATATTTAAGTTAGCAGTCTCAACTAGTGAAGATGTTCTTGTTTTATTAGGTACTGATAATCCAAATAAATTATTTATTAACAGATGGTTATTTGGTAATCAATCACAGAAGATTCTGAACTCATGGTCTACTTATACGATAGATAGTAATAGAACCATACTGAATGTAGATTTCATTGGTACTGATTTATTTGTAGTCGTACAGGAAGCTAACGGTACAAGCATAGAGAAGATACCATTTGAAGCGGATTCTAAAGAAGCTAATGCAACATTTAAGTTCTGTTTAGATCATAAGGTTACAGAAGCTTCTACTGGTGTCTCAGTAGCTTATAACGCTTCTACTGATGTCACTACCTTTACTGTTCCTTATAGATTAAGAGCAAGTATGAATGTCGTTGGTAGATACTTAGCCAGTGGAGAGACAAGCACCTTTGTTGATACACAGGGTAATACCAAAACACTAAAACCAGGACAGCTTGTAGCTACAACAAACTCTACTGATGGTTCAACATCTACCATTACTGCTAATGGTGATTATCGCAATAGTAAATTTATTATAGGTGAACCATATGAAATGCACTATAGATTCAGTCAGAGAAGACTGATGCAATCAGCACAAGGTAGAGATGAAATACTAAGTGGCAGATTACAGCTACATCATTTTTATATTAAGTTTGAAGATACTGGATTCTTTAAAGTTGAGGTCACACCAGAAAACAGAGATACATCTACACATAAATTTACTGGTCGTTTTCTTGGTTCTACTTCCTCTACCTTGGGAGATATTAATTTAGAGTCAGGTACATTTAAAGTGCCAATAATGAGCAGAGCAGATAGAGTAGATATAGATGTAAAGAATGACACATTCTTACCAACACAACTAGCCAGTGCTGAATATGAAGCTATGTTTCATATGAGGTCAAGACGTATTTAATGGGTTATTTAAGAAAAGCAAATTTAAAAGATCTTAATCATGTATGTGAAAACATGAGAGAGATGGATCGATTGGAAGCGGTATATCAAACAGGACAAGAACCAGCAGATGCTTTACGTCTAACGTATTTAGCAGGTGAACAGGTCTTAACAATAGCTGGTGATAATGATCAACCTATGGGGTTATGTGGTGTTATTAGTGATGGTTGTATATGGATGATATGTACTGATGAATTATTTACTAATAAAAAATATAAAATACAACTTATAAGAAAAGGTCGAGAATGGGTTGATAACCTGTTGAAATCTTACAAAGTCTTATATAATTTTGTATATGCAGAAAATCACTCTGCGATCAAATGGTTAAAAGCATTGGGATTTACTTTTGTGAATTATTATGAAAAGTATGGAGACCAAGAAAAACCATTCTACGAATTTCTGAGGATTGCTTAGATGGCACTAGGACCTGCTGGACCATATTTTTTTGCAAGTTTAGGGCTTAATTTATTAGGTGGCCTTTCACAGAGAAGGGCTGCACAGGAAAGAGCAAGACAAACATATCTAGCAGCGTTAAGAGCAAACCAATCAGCAGAAGAATCTTTTGGTCGTCAACAATCAGCTTTAGGTGCTAGGTTAAGAGAAGAACAGGCTACAACAGCACAAAGCAGATTAGCTAAGACAATACAGGGTTTACAAGCAAAAGGAGCTTTGAAGGCTACAGGAAGGGCAGGTGTTACAGCTAGTCTATTATTGGCAGATCAGGAAAGACAGACAGCTAATGCTAGAGAAGCGTTAAATCAAACACTTGAATCAGCAACTAGACAATACAGAAGAAATACACAAGGTCTTGTAGCACAGAGAGATGACAGACGTAATAGGTTACAAAGTCAGGTAAATCAGGCATATAATCAGATACCAAGCTTAAGTTCTATTATTCTTGGTACAGCCACCCAGGGTCTGTCTCAATACGCATCACTCACCGCAGGTCTTGGGGGAAGTACCTCAACCACAGGAGGAACAGAAGCCTTGGGATTTGGTACAGCAACTACACCTGCTAGTTCAATTTATGTTGGTTAATTATGACTAATAGTTTTCAAAGCACCGCCTTTCAACCTCAAGCAAGTCCTGTAGATACTTTTGTACAACCTGTATCTGTACAACCTAAAAGTGGTATTGAGCAGTTAGCTGAAACATTAAAATCCATAAACCCTGCTATACAAAGTTTTTTAGAAACAAGGATAGATCAAGCTGTAAAAGAAGAAGAAGCAGAAGGTACAGAATTAGCTATTGAAGATGCTGCTAAGAACTTTAAAGATATAAGTAGAGGTGTAAAGAAAACTGATGGAGAAGATGCTGCTAGAAGACTAATTGGTGGAAGTATCTTTGCAGATCGTGCCTATCAAAGAACTAAAGCAGAAATCTTAGGTAACAACTTAAAAAGTACTTTATCCAATAGCTATGCAACCACACAGGTAGATGGTAAATCTTTAAATAGTTTTTCTCTTCAATCACCACAGTTTCAAACATGGCTTGAAGGAGAAAAAACAAGAGTTGTTGATCAGTTAAGTGATATAAATCCTACCTATGTAAATAAATACTTTTTACCAAAATTAGCTGAAGCTACAACTACCGTAACCTCTAGTCATATAGAACAACATCAGGAATATAATCTTGAAAGATTAAAAAACTTAGCTGTTCCTCTAGTAAAAGGATTGATAGTAAGTGATGATGAAGAAGACCAGACTTTAATCACTACTTTTGAAGAAAGTATGAATAATTTAGGTCTTGTTACTAAAGATAGAAGTAATCTCAACAAAACAATAGTTGGAGTTTTACTTGATCAGGCAGAGGCTGTTGGTCTTTCTGGTGATGGTGATATAGAAGGTGCAGAGAATATTTTAGATATAGCTTTAAAGTTTCCTTATGGTGTTGATGGTAAATTAAACCTTACTGCCCATCCTGATTATCAAGGCAAAGTAAACACATTAAAAAAACAAATAAATGATTTTGCTTTTACTCAGGAGAAACGCAGACAGATACAAAAGGAAAGAGATAAAAATGATGACATCGTAAACACTATTGGTAGATTTGCAGAAACAGGTGATGCAAGCCTTATAACTAATTTACAGAAAAAATATCCATTAGAAGCATCAAAAATTGGTAATGCTGCTGTTGCTTTAGATGGTAATACAAGAGAAAGATCAGCACAGATAGAAACAAGAATAATAAATGATGGCTTTGCTTCTAAGGCAGATGCAGCTACTGCTGCTTTAGGTTGGTATTTAGATGAAAGAACTCCTAAGACTCAAGCAAACAGAACTAGATTAAGTCAACTTCTAGGAGTTGCTAATGGTTCTGAGAATGGAGATTTTAGTAACTTAAATAAGATGTTATCAGAATTAAATAGCCAACTAAAAGGTGAGTTTAGTGGAGCATTATTTATTACAGGTACAACAGGTCAACTTAATGACAAAGGTTCTTCTGCTGTGAATGATCTTTTTAACGCAGCAAAACTAGAATCAATTCGTTACATCTTAGGTGAGGGTAAAGGTGTAGATCCTTTAACTGAAATTGAAAAATTAGAAGAGATTAAACAAAAAGCTATTAAAAAGGCTAGAGATCAAGTGAATTTAGTAACACCAAAAAGCGGAGTGACAGAGGTAGGAGAAAACGAAGGACAAAACTTAAGTGATATAGAAGGTGATTTTGAAGCAGGGGCAGCAACAGAAGTGACAGATGAAGAAGCAAGACGGATTATAGAAGCAGAAGATGCAGAGGAGAATAATATTTTTACAGTAAAAAGAGGTGATACTTTAACCTCAATAGCAACACAAACAGGAGTATCAATTCCTAATCTAATCAAACTAAACAAAATAAAAGATCCAAATAACATACAAGTAGGTGACAACTTAATTCTTAAAGAAACAGAAGCAAAAACTACTGAAGCAACTACTAAAACAACAACAACACCAACTATCACTCAAAGCAGTAAACAACAGTCTATTGTTACAGCAGCTA